AACATAGTATTAAATCAATTTGAAGATTTAGAAACCTTTACAGGTACAGATAGGTGGTATGCACCTAAAAATTTAAATATACAAAAGATTACTGCACGACTAGGAACTGTTGCAGATGGTACAGTAACAGTAGCAGTACGGGCAAGAGATGTGACAGCAAGCTCAACATCAACCACAACAATTAATATTTCTGCAGGGCAATCAAAAACAACATCAAATGTATCTATAGATTTAGATGTTGATGATTATTTAACTGTGGACATTACTGCTGTGGGTTCAGCTTCAGCACCCGGAGCAAATCTAAATGTAATCTTTGAGTATACGGAGGATTAAATGGCACTTACAGAAGAAGAAAATAAATTAATTAAAGAGAGGTATAATGATGGAAATGATTTTATTATAAAGGTATTTGAGATAGCAGAAAATTCTGAAGTTGATGATTTAAAAGAAACAATAGAAATACCTGTTAATAAGTATTTTCCTAATGATGGCTTTGATACTGCTAAGTATTCACCACCTGTTTTTGTATGGCATAGACCTAAAAGTAAAAAGGTTATTATTGCTGTAGTGCTTGATATGAAAGATATGGATGCTTATGTAGTAGATCCTAATAAGCACGTTACAGACGTAACTCCGGGAGATTGGTAATGTTTTGTAGATTTGTAACACAAAATGGATTAGCAAATAATCAAACAAATAGACGAGCTATAATATTAGAAGTAAGAAAAGTTCTTGATGGAACATATACATCTATGAGTAGTTTAGATACCGATTATTTTGACAGATCAGCATCTGTTTTAGTTGGTGGTGGTACAGGTGGACTAGGTGCTATAAAAGCAGCAGATGGAGCTACATCACTATATCAAAACATTGCTAGTGCTGATAGTAATGAAAGTATTACTTTTGACAAATATCATTACGATTATAAATCAGGTTTTCAACCAAAAAGACATATAAAATATTCGTTTCTTAATGAAGGTATAATGAGAACTGTAGTTAATTCTAGTAATACAAGTTCGACTTATGAAGCATTTGGTCAAAATTGGACATCAGGATACAATGGCACTACTAGTACTAGTTATACTACAGGTGCAAGATCAGATACTTTAAGAGCTATTGAGATTTTTGCAAGTAAGTATTGGTTTATTTGGACATGGTTAAGTGATGTAACTACTGCTCAACTAAGTAGCACACATCAAGGTTTTTTTGATTTTGAATCTGATAAACAACAAGAGTATTGTTATACGCATAGTACTTGGGCAGGTGGACAATCTACATATCCGGGATTTAGTTGGATAGTTCATAATAATCGTGCTAATAGTAACAGACTTGACACTGCTGATTTATTTATATTGGGTATGGTAGGATATGCTCAAGCTGATAATCAAGGAAGTCCTAGAGGTGTTCAAAGAGAAGGGCGATTAGATTTTGGTGTAAGTGGTGTTCGTCATTATGGATTTCAACCTGCTACTAATGGTATAGAAGCTATATTTATAACTCCACCTTATCCAAATAAAGTATACCCTGCAAACAATTCAGATACTAGTATTTTAACAAGACCTTTATTGCAAGTTATGGTACATGGATATGAATATCAAACATCAACTACTACAGGAACTAATTATCCACCTGCTGTTCATGCTAAAGTTCCTTTTTTATATAGAACATCTGACTATGCAGATTATCAAGGAAGTCCTGTAACAGTAGGTAGTGATACTTATAGAATTATAAGAATGCACAAAACAGGCTACGCATCAGCTGCTTATTCAACTTCAAATGACAATGACAATGGTTCTTTAGCTTGCTATGCATTACCACAAACAATAGGAGGTGTTTAAATGTTAACACGATTTACTTGTAATTCTACAAATAATGGAATGACAGGATTTTTTAATGCTATTATTGATACTGCTACAGCAGGTGCAGGAACTACACCATCTACACCAACAGGTTGTAACACTTTTGAAGTACTAGGAAATACTGTCGCAGGGGGGTGGACAAAAATAGCACCTTCAGGAAATGTAGATGCAAACACGGCTACAGTATCTTTATGTGCTGCTTCACCTAAAGCTTTTACAGATGGAACTAAAAAGTTTGTAAAATTTGTTGCAGGTGCTGCTTATCCTAGTGTTGTAGCTCATGGTGTAATAAAACCATATGTGGGGAGAGCAAATTCATCTAATGTTGAACTAGATTCAACTGCTCAAGCACATACTACTTATACAACCTCTAGTAGTAGTAGTAATCAAAGATATTCATGGAATGTTCGCCGCGCTCCGTATTACAATAACACAGCTATGACAGGTGGTACAAATTCTTATTTGGCAGGAGATTTTATGGTTGCAGCTACAGCAGAGTATATATGGGTATTTTGGGGACCGGTTTATAATAATTCAAGTGGTTGGGAACGTACTGCAGGATACTATACTTTGTGGGGTTGTGCTGATCACACACGAGGTTATAATTGGGAATATGCACCTAACTCTCCACATTGCCCGTGGTATTCTATTGGTATATATCAAAGAGTTGATAGTTCTCCTCATAATACCACTAGTCAATATAGATATATAAATGGATATTATATGGTTGGTCAGTTAGGATATCATAGGCATGTAGATTTTACAGATAATGCTAATAACTCATTAATGTCAGCAGCAAGTTATTCAGGAAATTATTATAGTGCTTTTACTCACTATGATACGACTACTACAGGATATTTCCATGAATATGATTCAACTAATTATGGTACTTCTGTAACATATCACAATGCAGATAGTCTTATAGAAGGTGATGCAAACTTGAAGATGCATGCAAATACGAGAGATTATGACAATAGTGGCAATGCTGTTTTATCTATTAACCCACTTATAGTAGGAAAGCCTGCAGGAGGAAGACCTTATAGGGAAATCAAAGGTATAAAGGCTATAGGATGGATGGATGATACTTTAACAAACACAAATGCTCTTCCTTATCATATGACAGATATACAAAGTAATGATAATACTCCTAAAAATTATAGATGTTTTTTAGCAGGTGGTAAAATGTTATGGGGATTGGAAAAGGTGTAAATTATGACAGCTTATAATTCAGGTGCTTTTACTTACACATCACAGACAGGAACATCAAATCATGCTTTCTATGTTTTTCCTAATCCATCAACACAAAATAGTTTTTTTGAATCGATAGATACAGCTATTATATCTCCTTTTAACCAAACATCTCAAACAGGAATATCAAATCATGCTTTCTATAGACCACCTCTTGCTGCTTTACCTGAAGTAGCAGGATCACGAAAACAAAGTTGGGGAACTTTTGGATAGATGCTAGGACATTCACCTCTCGCCACACAACCTTATGGTGCAGGTCATCAGCATTTAAATGCAACTGTTAATCTATCTGCATTTAGTCCTTTAGCATTGTCTTTAGGCACAATAGGAATAGAGATATCTAAAAATGTAGATGCTCCATCTTTATTAGCTACATTATCTGTAGGAACATTATTATTTGAAGGTGACGCAAATGTAGTACTAACTAATGCAGTAGCTACATACGACACGAATACATACGATCATGCATCTTCTACATACTCTCAAGCATCCTTTATACCAACAGGGCAACTACAATTAGGTTTAATCAGTACTTCAGGAACTGCAAGTTTAACTCTTCCTAGTTTTGCATTAAGTTTATCAGATGGTTTAGATGCAGTAACAACAGTAGGAACTGCTAATGTTACACTTACAACAAATGTAGCAAGTTTAAGTTTAGGCACAGTATCTGTAGAAGGTACAGCTAATCTTGTTTTACCAACATTTGAGTTAACAACAAGTTTTAATCAGCCTAGTATAATTGGTACAGCTAATGTTTCAATAAGTGGTTTTGCGTTACAATTAACATCTTCATTAGATGATGTAATTATTACTACCATTAATCAAGATGACTATGCAAAAGATAGAACAGTATTTGTGTCCTATAGAGGACATAATATTAATAGTTCAAATAATGTATCAAGTCAATTACGAACTATAGTAATACCTACAAGAAAACACATTGTTAAAGCAACAAGTATTGTTGATGATCAAAATAGAACTATTATTATTCCACCTAGAAGTCATATAGTTAGAACAACAAAAATAGCAGCGTAAAGGATATAAAATGTCATTTAAATTTCCATCAAAAGATCCTGATGAAACACTAGACTACAGTATGGATTGGTCTAGATTCTTAGGCTATGACCATGCGACTAATTCAGGATCAACCATCGTAGCAAATTTATGGTTTATTGATGATGAGAATGGTGTAAAAACACAAATTAGTACTACAGAAAATACAACAGTAAATGGAATTACTACAATTTTTGGTGGCATATTAAGAGATAGTACAAATACTGTATGTACAATACGATTAAGTAGTGGAACAAATAATGTTACTTACAAGATAACTAGTCAGATAACAGATAGCACAGGACTAGTATCTGAACGTGTAGCAAAATTACGTATTAAGGAAAACTAATATGGCATATAATTATTTAGATTTAGTTAATGAGATCAATAGAAGATTGAATGAAGTAGAACTTTCTACTACTAACTTTTTATCAGCTAAAGGTTTTTATGAAACAGCAAAGGATGCTCTTAATTCTTCTATTCGACATATTAATCACGAAGAGTTTAGCTGGCCGTGGAATCATAGGGAACAAGAAGAAGTGCTTTCAGCAGGTATAGTTAGATATCCATATCCTGAAGATGCTAAACTTATAAACATGGATAGTTTTCGTATCAAGAAAAATACAACACTTAATGTAGAAACTAAAAAGTTAAAGGCATTAGATTATCAAGAATATTTAGAAACGTATGTAGATCACGAATACAATACTAGCACAGGCATTAGAACTGTACCTAGACATATAGTTAGAACACCTAGTCAAGAGTTTGTATTTATACCTAGTCCTGATAAAGCATATGAAGTTGTTTATGAATATTATCAGAATCCTGTTGTATTAGAACAAGCTAGTGATGTACCTACAATACCACAAGAGTTTAGACATGTTATTGTAGATGGTGCAATGTTTTATGCTTATCAATTTAGAGGAGATACGCAATCAGCACAGATATCACAACAAAAATTTGAACAAGGTATTAAGTACATGAGGAGTCTTTATATCAATAGATATGACTATTTAAGATCTTCTATGATTGTACATACGAGTGGGGTAAACAACGTATTGAGGGTATCGTAAATGGCTACTGATTGGCAAACATTTCCTGTAGAGTTTAAAGGTGGTCTAATATCTAATTTAAGTCCTTTGCAACATGGTACAAATGCAATAGGTAGTGCTACAATTTTACAGAACTTTGAACCATCTTTATCAGGTGGTTACAGCAAAATAAAAGGGTATCAAAAATTTAATTCAGCTCTAGTGCCTATAAAAGATGCGTCAGGCAACGTGATAGGTAGTCCTAATGATAATCAAAAGCGTATTCAGTTAGTTGCATGTGTAAGCAATGGATACACGGCTTTAGTTGCAAGAAATGATAAATATTATGTTGTTGATAGTAGTAACATAACGCAAGCTCATGCGGATAATGCAACAAATGTAGCACAAAGAAGTACTACATCAGGTGGTAAGATACGATTTGTTAATTACAATTTTGGTGCAGGTGAAAAGACTATTATAGTAGATGGTGTTAATTCAATTGCATATTACGATGGATCACAATCTATAGGCAGTCGTGTAACATTTTCTGATGAAACAAATGCAGCTTTTTCAGGAACTATAGGTACAAAGTTTGCAGTCGCATTTAAAAATCACATAGTTTTAGGTAAAACAAATAAAGTGATTATAGGCTCTATTGGTGTTGATAATGATTTTAACAATGCAGGTGCGGGTGTAATAGAGATAAATGTAAAAGATACAATAACAGGTTTAATTGTATTTAGAGAACAGATTATTGTGTTTACAAAAAATACAATACAGAAAATAACAGGAACAAGTGTTTCAGATTTTAAGCTTTCAGCTATTACAGATGATATCGGTTGTATTAGAGAAGATACAGTACAAGAGGT